TTGTACTGGCTCATCCCATTTTGCAACACCATTGTCAATAAGCATTTGATCTGTCCAATCCGCATCTTTATACTGCTCATAAGTATAATCTGCATTAGGCAACATGATAATTTTCTTACCAGCATTCAAATTCTTTTTATAATCTGAAGGATCTGGCTCTAAAAATGAACCACCATTTCTAGCATGTGCTAAACCTTCTGCAGATTTTTTAATTTTCTCTCTAACAAACTTTGGTAAGTTTTTAAAACTTTCAGATGTAAAGCCTTGGCTTAAATGAAAGAAAAATGACTCGTTTATTTGTGGCACTTTACTTTCATTAAGACCAAACATCAATCTGTTCTTATCAGTCAATTGAGTAATAGAACTAATGTTTGCATACTTACCGTCTGGAGAATGAGAAATTGTAGCAACATAATGTTTGCCAATCAATTCATCAATTCTAAAATTCTTTGCTTCATCATCAGTAAGCTTATGGCCTTCCATGTTTTCAATGAAGTTTTTACGAAGATTAGACTTTGGAGCCATAGACAATGTTTCATCTGTAAAGATTGCACAAGGCTTCATTTCGTCTCCTTCATAAAACTGTCTTAGCTCTTGTGGAAATTCAAATGCAAGCTGACATTTATGTTTAGGTCCAAACTTTTGACTGTCTTGTGTTCCAAGATCTGCAAGACCATAAAATGTACATAATTGCATTCCTGTTGGAATTAATTCAACATTCTCAATTCTACTACTTCCACCTTCTACTGGTGCTGTAAACGCTACTCTTTCCATTTTAATTAGGATTTAAAATCTATTGCCCTTATCGACGACTATCGAAAAGAACCCATAGATATTGATTTTTGTTCTTAGTTTTCGAGTAGTATTGATAATGTACATCACGTTAGTAAAATAACTAATCAGTACATCTCTCACAATACTCTCATCAATTTTGAGATTTAATGCAACTTGATTTACGTGCTTCTGAAAATCATTTGTTTCAAACACGTTTTTAGCTAAATAAGAATTTATGTTTTCCTTTGAAATATTTTTCAAGGGTTCTCTAAATATATACTTTCTTTTAGCTTTCATTAATAAACAGGTTTTGCCTTAATTTTATCTATAAATTTTTTAGGCAAAGTAACTTTAACCCTATACTTTTTAGGAATAACTATTTTCTCCTTAGTGTTTGGATTAATGCCATTTCTGGCTTTTGCAACTTCTAATTTAAAATCAATAAAATCAGTTATTTTGACATTGACTCCAAATAACAATTTGCTTTTAATTGTATCGATCATTGTATCGATTACAATTTGAGTATCTTGTTTTGATACTCCAGAAACCTTAGCGACTTCTGAAACTAATTCTTTCTTAACCATAATTTTGTGCTTTATAGATGTATTTATCGTGACACAAATATATGATTAAAATTGAACTGAAGTCCCAGATTCTAAAACAAATTCTGCAAGATTCAAATAAACACCAAAATCTTTAGTACCAGTGCCTCGACCTTTAGCGACAATCCATTCTGCTACATATGCAGGATTAGGCTTGCCTGGAGGAGCCGGTACTGTGCTTTTATTTTCTTCATAATATGCTAATCTTAGAAGAAAAATTACTAAATCTGAATCTTGCTCAATAGAACTAGATTGCTTTAAATCTGAAAGCTGAGGTCTTTTACTAGGTCTATTATCTACACTTCTATCAATCTGTGACAAAGCTATAAATGGAATACTCAAGCTGTTTTTTAAAGACTTAAGTGTTCTAGTAATCTGAACCATTTCGCCTGTCATATCAGATGTGCTTCCAGATATTTCAATTAGCTGAAGATAATCTAACATAAATACTTCGTAACCTTCTGATTTAAGCTTTCTAGTTTCTGCAGTAATCTTGTTGAGATTTTTAATATCGTCTATAATCTTAATCCCATGCTCTTCTATTTTTTGACAAGCATCAGTAACATGATCAAGCTCTTCATCTGTAAGCTCACCCATGTTTATTTTGCTAAACGGTATGCCCGTCATTCTAGCAGCTAAACGATATTCAATATCAATCTTAGACATTTCCAAAGAATAGAAAACTACTTTTACCCCTTTGACAAATGCCATATGATATATAATTGCAATTATTGCTGAGGTTTTACCCATACCAGGTCTTGCACCGATAGTAACTAACCATCGCTTTTGAAAACCTCCACACCAATCATCAAACTCATCCATTCCCGTAGGATAACCTACAGGAATTCCTTCTCGCTTCATTCGAACTCTTTCTTTGAGCTCTTCTTTAGCATCACTTTCTACAGGAGATAAATTTCTAATGCCCACATTTGACATTTGAGCTATTTTATTGTCAATGCGGTCTAACAGGTTGAAAATATCAGGATCGTTATGCAGACTGTCTGATATTGTTTCCTGAGACATAGAAATTAGTTTTCTAAGTACATATTTCTGACACAATATTCTAATATGATATTCAATATGCAATCCAGTAGAAATACTTTGAGTCAATTCTATAAGAACGTATTCACCACCTACATAAGAAAGTCTATTCATTCTTCTCAACTCTTCAGTAATACTCAACAAATCAATATCAGATGATTTGTTGTACAAATTCTGAATAGATTGAAAAATAAACCTGTGAATTTCTGAATAGAAAATCTCAGGCTCTAATAGTTCTATCTTTTCGTGTGTGCTCTTATCTATTAATAAAGCTGCCAATACAGCTTTTTCTAATTTAAATGCTTGTGGCGGTGCTTTATGTTGACTCTGTTTTTGAACCTTCGGTACACTTGGTATGTCAGGAACCGATGGCATTCCAGATTCTTTTTTCATATGATTTATTTAAATCATTACGCAGTCACTTGTTGTTTACGTGATGTTTTTTTTGTGTTTTTACGTTTTGCTATTTTGGAAAGATTTTGATTCATAATCTTTATGAATCGTTCGTCATGATCAGTTACTTGATTATTATAACCTCTAACTTGAATTACTTTTAATTGTTTTGGATCTACTTCAATGGTCGATATTTTGACACCATTGATTTGAGCAGAAAAGAGTAAAGTATTTTTCTTGTAATATTCTCGCTGCCAAACACAATGCTTTAAAGCTTCCCCTTCTTCAAATACTTCTTTTACAGTATTTAAAAAGCTGATTTCAACTTCATCTTTTTTAAAAGACAAACCTATATAAGGTTTATTCTTTTCCAAATAATTTGGTTCTCTGTTTTCAAGATCTGCAATTCTACGTTGTTTTTCTTTTTCTTTTTTAATTTGCTCAAGCTTTTTATAATATTTGTTGTGCTCTTTTTTAATGTTGTTTACAAACAAATACTTTGGACTTTTAAGATCTTTATCAAAAAACTCTAAATAGCCTAGATAATCTATCCAAAGACCAACATCTTTTAGTTTTAATTTATATTTATGCTTTAAAGCTAATTTAATCGAAGACCAATACCTTATTGTCTCTGAAGTATAGTTTCTCATATAATTTAAAAGCTTGTACTCTTTAGCTTTCAATAATGTTTCAGCTTCTGAATATTTTCTTACAAGCGAAATTGCCTGCAAAAAAGTAAGTCCTTTTAAATGTCTATTGATTCCAATTTTGGTATATTTTTTAAGAAATCTAGAATCTGGCAAATAATAACTTGGATATAAATTGTATTTGTAATGATGTCCATAATTTTTCCTTATAGACCAATCACCACTCCAACTTTCTCCAGCCCAACCTACGCTATGAACATTGCCAATCATCGTGATTTTATCTTTTGAATTTATCCAAAACTCAATTACTTTATTAGTGCTATACGTTGCTTTTTTGCCTTTTGCGTAATTAGCATATGTATCTATGTATCTAATCACTTGATAACCTTTATAAGTCATTGCTACTGCGTTAAAAGTTGACTGATGGTCTGTACGGCATCTAGTTATTTCAACTTTTAACTTTGTATTACAACATGGGCAAACAGCTCTTTTTCTTTCTACTATTTTAGGAGAAAAAGTTTCACCACAATCCATACATATTACACGAGTCTTAGTTGCAAATCCTTTATGATTTAAAGAATTTTTATGAATCCAATCTTTTTGAGATTGTGTAACATCAAGCAATTCTTCAGACAAACGTGTAACTTCTTTTTCTAATTTAGTTCTAGCTATAGCCATATTAAAATAAAGTTTCTTCTTGTTTCTTTTCTCCTTTTTTAAAATCAGTTTTTTCTGGTTTTTTCTCTAGTCGAGAAATTTCTTTAGCAATCACTTTATCTTTTGCTTGCTTTTTAATTTCTGCAACTTCTTCATCAGTAAGTTCCATATGATGATTAACTATAACTTGACCGTTTGTTAATTTATCACCTGGTTTCACATTTTCTTCATCATAATAGTGCATGGCCATACCATATATTTCAGTATCTTCAAAACCATTCATACCACTTTTTTTCACTTGATTGA